GAGATTTTCAATCATGCCTATCGCAAACGGAACTGGTGGCTACCAGATCGGTAACGGCAACTTCGACGAAGTGCAGTTTTCGCCGCAGGCGGCTCCCGTCGCCTACACCGGCACGACTGTCACCCTTGTGTCGAGCGATCTCGTCAACGGCCTCATCACGTCTACCAACGCTTCGGCGGTCGGCTTCACGCTGCCCACTGCTGCGCTGATGGATGCGGCGGAGCCGAACATGGGCGCTAACTCGGCGTTTGAGTTCGTCATCGTCAACCTGGGTTCGGCCTCGGGTGCGGTGACGCTCAACGGCGGCACGGGCTTCTCGGTTGTGGGTTCGGCCACGGTTGCCATCAGCACTTCGGGGCGCTACCGCGCTCGCAAGGTGTCGGATGGTTCGTGGATCGCCTACCGCGTGTAACGGCTTGAGGCCCCTGCGTCTGACCGACGCGGGGGCCGCACCTTTCTAGGAGAACTTCGATGCCCAATTCCAAGCCTGTTGGCGTTGCATACGCTGACCCGGCACTTGAGTCTGGCACCACTATCGCCCCCGCTGCGCTGACCGAGAACGGTCTGTATGCGGGTGCGGTGGTGCAGACGCACAGCATCACCGTAGCCACGACCGGCAACACCGACAATGCCATCATCGCGCCCTTCAACGGCGTGATTACGGCGGCGCTGTTTTCGGGCGCGGATGCGTTGGCGGCCAACAACACCAACTACATCACGTTCAGCATCACGAACTTGGGCCAAGCTGGCGCGGGTTCGACGGCGGTGCTTGCGGCTACGGCTGCGAACACCACGCAGGTTACGGGCGGTTCGGCGCTGGTCGCCAACGGTCGCCGCGACTTGGTGCTGAACGGCACGGCGGCGAACCTTGTCGTCGCGCGCGGTGATCGGCTGCGTGTTCGCGCTGCTGCTACCGGCACGCTCGCCAACACGGTGACTGTCCCGGTCTACGCGCTCGTCATCGCTCCGGTCTGATGCACTTCTACCTGCGCCACTCTAGGCACGGCAACAAGGTGGCCATCTCCGAATTGGAGATGGCCGCCGACTTGCGCCAAGGGTGGCAGCAGTACAATCCCGACGACCCGCTGCCGGAAACGGAAGGCGAGGTTGCCAACAATCTTGAGGGTAAGCGCAGGCGCCGATCCCCGGAGGTTTGATTTATGGCTGTCAACGCGCAGGACATCATCTACAAGTCCATGCGGCTTTTGGGGGTGTTGGCTTCGGGCGAGGCGCCCACGGCTGCGGAGGCACAGGACTCCCTGTACAGCCTCAACTCCGTCATCGACTCGTATTCCGCCAACCCGCAATACTACTTCGCCACGCTGGCGGAGCAGTTCACCACGGTCAACGGGCAAAGTACCTATACCATCGGCAACGAGCCAGGTGTGGTGCCTGCGGCTGATTTCGTCACTAACCGCCCCATCCGTATCGTCGGCGCGTTCGTCCGCATCAGCAACGTGGACACGCCGCTTGGCCTTATCACTGAGCAATTCTGGACGAACATCGCCACCAAGGCGACTACGGGTACGCCGACCAAGTTGCTCTATCGGCCAGACACGCCGTATGGCCGCGTCATCCTCTACCCGACGCCGAACGCTGCGGTGTCCATCTTCCTCAAGGCCGAGAAGATGATTGGTCAGTATGCCACGCTTACCACAACGCAGTACCTCCCGCCGGGCTACCAGCGGTTGCTTGAGCTGTCGCTTGCGGTTGAAGTAGCGCCGGAGTTTGGTGCCCGCATTTCGCAGGAAGTGGTGGCTAACCTCAAGATTGACCTAGACGCGCTCATCCGCAACAACATCCAAAAGTTGCCGAACTCCAAGGTCGGCAACGTGCCCAACTCCAACATCTACACCGACACGGGGGCTGTCCCGCAAGCGGCAATGGGGGGCTAAATGGCCACCGTCAGGGAATTGCTGAACGGGGCGCACCGGCTGTTGGGGCTGACCGCTTCGGGTAACGTATTGCCCGAAGCGGTCTACCAAGACAACATTCTGGCGCTCAACCAGATGCTTGATAGCTGGAGTGCGGAGAGCCTTGCAGTGTTCTGCACGCAAGACCAAGTGTTTACTTGGGAAGCGGGCAACCGCGTCCGCACGCTTGGCCCGTCTGGCGACTTCCTGTACCCGTTGAGTACGGAGGGCGGCGATCCGCTAGCGACGGAAAACGACGATGTGCTTGTGCCGAACGGGTACGCCACGCAGCGCCCGATTCTGCTTCAAGACTCGACGTTCTTCCGCGACCCGACTACGAACGTGTCGTTCGGCATCAAGTTCTTGAACCAGTTGCAGTACAACAACATCGCGGTCAAGACGGTCACTAGCACCTTCCCGCAGGTCATGTGGGTCAACATGACCTACCCCGACATCACCTTGGCGGTGTACCCGGTGCCGTCGCGCACGCTAGAGTTTCACTTTGTATCGGTAGCGCCGTTGACTGCGGCGGCGGGGCTTGAGACAGACTTGTTGTTCCCGCCAGGATATTTGCGCGCGTTCCGGTACAACTTGGCGCTTGAGTTGGCGCCGGAGTTCAACGTTGATCCGGCGGCAGATGTGCGCCGGATTGCGATGGTGAGCAAGCGCACGCTCAAGCGTATCAACAACCCGCGTGACATCATGGCGATGCCGTACAGCCTCATGGCGCGGCGCAACCGCTTCAACATCTTCGCTGGCAACTACTGATGAAAACCCCGTTTCTCGGAAGCAGCTACGTCCTGCGTAGCCCCAATGCTGCCGACAACCGGATGGTCAATCTGTACCCCGAGGCTATCCCCGAGGGCGGCAAGGAACCGGCGTACTTGCAACGCTGCCCTGGGCTGCGTCTGGTCGCTACGGTCGGCAGCGGCCCCATCCGGGGGCTGTGGGCGCACGGCACGGATGTGTATGTGGCCACCGGCACGGAGTTCTACAAAGTCGCCGCTAACCTGACGCAGACCAAGTTGGGCGACATCACGGGCTTTGGCCCGGTGTCAATGGCCGACAACGGCACGCAGTTGTTCATCGCGTGCAACCCGGACGGGTTCATCTACAACTTCAACACGGCGGCGTTCGCCAAGATTACCGACCCGGACTTTCCCGGCGCGGTCAACGTTGGCTACCTTGACGGCTACTTCGTGTTCAACGAGCCAAACAGCCAGAAGGTGTGGGTGACGGATTTGCTTGACGGGCTTTCCGTAGACCCGTTGGACTTTGCAAGCGCCGAGGGTTCGCCGGACGGCTTGGTGTCGCTCATAGTTGATCACCGCGAGGTGTGGCTGTTCGGCACTAACTCGGTTGAGGTCTGGTACAACTCAGGCGACCCCGACTTCCCGTTGACGCGCATCCAAGGCGCGTACAACGAGATTGGCTGCATCGCGCCGTACTCGGTCGCCAAGCTTGACAACAGCGTGTTTTGGCTTGGCGCCGACGCGCGCGGTCAGGGCATCGTCTACCGGGCGCAGGGCTATCAGGGCGTGCGGGTGTCAACCCACGCCGTTGAGTTCGCCATCCAAGGCTACGCCGATATGTCGGACGCGCTGGCGTACACCTACCAGCAGGACGGCCACGCCTTCTATGTCCTCATCTTCCCGAGCGCCGAGACAACGTGGGTGTTTGACGCCGCGACCAACGCTTGGCACGAACGCGCCGCGCTTGTAGACGGCCAATTTCGTCGGCACCGATCTAACTGCCAAGCGCGGTTCAATGCCGCCCCGTTGGTCGGAGACTTTGAAAACGGCAACCTGTACGCTCTTGACCTTGCGCGCTTCAACGACAACGGCGCCGAGCAGAAGTGGCTGCGGTCGTGGCGCGCGCTTGCGCCTGGCCAGAACGACATGAAGCGCACGTTGCACCGCCGCTTGCAGTTGGATTGCCAGACGGGCGTTGGCTTGTCGGGTTCTGGCGTTGCGCAAGACCCGCAGATGATGCTGCGGTGGTCGGACGATGGCGGCCACACTTGGAGCTACGAATACTGGCGGTCGATGGGGCGCATCGGGCGCACCGAAACCCGCGTGCTGTGGAACCGCTTGGGCGCTACGCTCAAGTCCCGCGACCGGGTGTACGAGGTGTCGGGTGCCGATCCGGTCATCATCGCGCTGATGGGCGCGGAGTTGACGGTGGAGCAGACCGATGCCTAACGTCACCAACATCCCCGCCCCGCGCGTGCCGCTGATTGACGAGCGCACCGGCCTCATTTCGCGTGAGTGGTTCCGCTACCTCAACAACCAGTTCCAGTTGACGGGCGGCGGCGCCACGGACATCACCTTGGCTGATCTTGCGCTCACCCCGCCTACGGGCGCTGCGGCGGAAGTCGCCACGCTTCAAACCGCTATCCAAGATCTTGCGGTCGGCACGCCACGGTTTGAGCCGAACCCCATCAACTACGGGCAGTTCTACGACACGACTACGCAGACGGCGGCGGCCATCAACACGGCCTACGGCATGAAGTTCAACACGTCGTCCAACCGCTATGGCGTGTATGTCGATCCGGGCGATTCTACCCGCATCAAGGTCACACGCCCGGCGGTCTACAACATGCAGTTCTCGTTGCAGTTGGACAAGACCGCAGGCGGCACCGGCATCTTTTGGGTGTGGGGGCGCATTAACGGCACCAACATCGCGGACTCTGCCTCCGAAGTTCGTATCCAAGGCAACAACGCCGAGGTATTCGTGGCCGCCAATCTGTTCGTGTCCATGTCGGACGGCGACTACTTTCAGTTGATGTGGGCGGTCGATGACACGTCCGTACAGGTACAATCTAAGGCGGCGGCGGGGGTTGTCCCTGGGATTCCCTCTGCCATTCTCACCATGACGCAGGTGTATATATGACCGTTCATCTCTCCCCGCTGGCGGGTGCTGGCGCGCAGTTCTTTGACAACAGCGGCAACCCGTTGGCGGGCGGCAAAATCCTGACTTACACCGCAGGCACTACCACCCCGCTTGCCACCTACACTTCGGCCACGGGCGCAACCCCGCACGCCAACCCCATCATCCTTGACTCGGCGGGGCGCGTTCCGCAGTCCATTTGGCTCGACACCGGATCGGCGTACAAGTTTGTGTTGACCACCGCCACCAATGTGACTATTGGCACCTACGACGACCTAACGGGTATTAACGACCTGTCCATCGCAGGCGTGCCGTGGTCGGAAATTACCGGCACCCCGACAACGCTCGCGGGTTACGGCATCACCAACGGCATCACGGCGGCGACGGCAGCGGCAACCTACGCCCCCATCGCTAGCCCGACTTTCACCGGCACCGCGCAGATTCCCGACAACGCCCCGTCTAGCACCAACTATCCGGTCGGCTATCGGGACGCGCCGCAGAATTCCAAGACAACTAACTACACGCTCATCCTTTCGGACGCGAGCAAGTCGGTGCTGATGAACGGCACTAGCCTGACGCTTTCAATCCCCGCCAACGGCACGGTGGCGTTCCCGATTGGCACGGTCATCTTGGTTGTCAACACCAACACCACTACGCTTTCGGTCGCCATTACCACCGACACGCTCACCTTGGCCAACAGCACCACGACGGGCACCCGATCCGTGGCGCGTAACGGCATGGCGGTGCTGCACAAGATTGGCACTACCTCTTGGCTGA